TTGCCCTGCTCGCTGAACGTGGCCTCGTACTGGCCCGTCGCCATCATCATTTCGTGCTCGGCAGCCTGCATGCCCTCGAGGAAGACAGGGGCGCTCGTAGGCGGTTGCTGGCGCTGGGGTGGAGGGATCAGATTGCCGGCCTCGTCGGCGTGGTTGTACGGCAGGTAGGCGTGGTTCTGCGTATTCGCGGTGGCCCAGTAGTTCTCCAGGCCTTCGATCGCCTCGACGGGTGCCAGATATGGGCTTTTGGACTGGAGTGCGCCGTATTCCAGAGCGGCCGATGCGTTGTAGTTGAATGAGCGCTGAGCGTCCTTCAGATATCGGACGATGCCTTTGCGGTCGAGCCGCCCTTCCATGACGATCTCTTCGCCCACCACGCGGATGATCGGGATGTACTTGCCGGCCCATTCGCCCTTCTCGGCTATCTGATCGCCCACGATCAGGTACTTGTCCACGGTGTACTTGTCCACGCGACGGCGCTGCACGTCCGAGCGCTGCTCGTAGGTCTGCTTCAGGAGCGCGACACCTTCGGGCGGCATGCTCGACTCGCGCACGACCTGCACGTCATCCCCATCTTCGCTCGGGATTGCGTATAGCCATTCCTTCGACTCGCGGCGCTCGTAGTACTCGGCCACCCGGACGGCATCCTTGCGCAGCCAGTTTTCCGCCATTGTCCCGAGCGTGCTCGCTTGGCCCTTGCCGACGATGCTGGGCCACTTCTTCTCAGCGCGCGAACGCGGCACCTCGTCGAAGATGAAGCCGAATTGCGCGTCCGAGCCGTCCTGCTGCTTGATATCCGGGTCCAAATATACCGAGAGCGGGTCAGGAACCGGCCGGATGAAGATTTCCTGATCGAAACTGTCCTCGTCCGTGTAGTCGGTCACGATGCGCCAATAGCCAATGCCACCACCAGCGGCAGTCTCCGATGCCTTCTCGTAGGCCGTCTCGGCGTCCGACATGTACTCAATGCGTCGAATTACCTGCTCGTAGATCTGCGCCGAATCGTAGCTTGCCGAGCCGCCCATCGGGCTGATCTGGATCGCCGCGCGGTTCTCCTTGGCCTGATTGACGACGTGCAGCCAGTGCGTATGCGTCTTGTTGATCGTGACCATCACCTGACCGGTGGACGATCGCGAGGCACGAACCGATGCCGGCCATTGCTCGGCGTTGTCCGAGTCGGCGTACAGGAAGCGCATGTCGTCCTTGTAGCGCTGGCGGAACGGGCCTTCCCATTCGCTGCAACGGGAAAATCGCTCGTGCGCACGCTTCACGATCTGGTCATCACGCTTTGCCATCGTTTTTCCTAGCCGTTTGATTCCGCCATTCGATCCATGCTTTCGGATCCGACTCAGCCAACTTCGACTTCGAAAATCGTCGATCCCATTCGCGCTGAGGCATCCCTATTAACACCATGAATGGCGGCTCCGGAGCCAGAGGGGTCACCGGGCATCTTTGGAATGCATCCGTATATAGGCGGCGATATCTGCGCCATGCGTGGTACCGCTTCTTGGGACTATTGGTCTTGACCAGCACGCCGCCCGGAACCAATGGCAGCCCATCAATGAATTCCCATAACGCAAGCTGAATATCTCGATCCATGGCTCACCTGTGCTGAATTCGGCGCGACACTAGTACAAATCCCGGTATTTCTGTGCCGATTTCGTCATGACGCCATCCACCCGCCCGGCTGGACGCGCCCCATCGTGTTCAGCGCCGGCCGCGTCTTGAACTCGCGCTGCTTGGTCCTGGGCTCTTTCAGCGCAACCGCCATGTAGCCAAAGGCGTCGGCCGCGTGCGAGGCCCAGTCGTGGAGCGGCTCTTTGCTGAAGTGCTTGCCGTCGTCCACGTCGTATCGGTAGTTCATCAGCGCGTCTAAGCCGACTTCGCACTTGCGCTCGTCGAAGTAGCACAGCGGGAAGATCAGGCGCGCGGCCTCGATGCGCGTGTCGATGCTCGTCTTGGGCACCGTCTTGACCTTGAAGCCAGCGTCGCGAAGCTGCTGGGCCACGGTTCGCTGAGAGGCCAGCAGTTCGTTATTGGCGTCGTGCGGTAGCCAGCAGTCACCGTAGACATAGGACTTGCGCTGCAGCTCGGCGGCGTACTCACCGATGTGCTTGCCGGTTCCTTCGAGATAGTCGATGACCCGGTATTCGAACGGACCAAGCTGGCAGAACCATATTGTCGTCTTGTCCGCGCGCCCCAAATCCCAGAACAGATGCACTGGCTTGCTCGGGTCGTAGGGGACGCGCATGATGCGCTCGCGCGCCTCGCGGATTTCCTTCGCATATACCGCCCCCAGCACCGGCGCCTCAAACGAGCACATGAACTCCTGATCGAACAGAGCGCTCCCTAGCGCCTCGCCGAAGTCCTTCACGTACTCCGCGCGCAGTTTGATCAACTGCTCCGGCGTGTATTGCCCCGTCTGCTCCGCCGTCAGTATCTGAGCGAATGAGTCCGGGTCGTCCTTGGCGTTCTGATACGTGGTATGTGCGTGATTCTTGCCGCGCGGGGTGGTGATGAATATCTGCCACCCGTTGTTTTCCGCGAGAATCGGCCGGAGATAGGCCTTTGCCGCAGGATTTGACAGCGCCCACTCGGAATACACAATGCCCACCGGAGGAGCGCCCACCATAGCGTTGTAGTTGTCCGATCCAAGGACCTGCCACGTCGAGCCATTGACGAACTCAATGTACATCTCCTGATCGTTTTTCTTGCGCCGAATGGCAGAGGGAAATGCTTCGTCGATCCGCTTCTTGCCCGTCTTCGGGTTCACCGCGTTCCAGATCGCTTTACGCGCCTGGGCGGCCATCGGGAGCATGTGCCAGTAGGTTCCCACGCGCTCAAACGCGGCTACCGCAGTTCGATGCAACGCGATGTCATCCTTGCCGGCCCGACGACACCAAATCAACTCGGCATGCTTTCCGCCGCGCTCGAGGTAATCCCATGCCGCTCGCTGATACGGGCGTGGTGTCCAGTTATTCGGGATTTGAATCTTCGGCATCGCTCGCCCCAAATCGAACGATCTGAACCTGAACCGGGGCTCCGTCAGTGCCCCCGTCAACGCCGAGTTTGTCGCCGAACCGCGCGCGATCCTGCCGCGCCCATGCCCATTTCCGAGCGTCGATGCGATTGCGCGCGCGCTGTGGATCGGTCTCCGTATCTGCGATCTCAATCAACTCATCAAAATAGGTGTCGCGCCGATCAAGAAATGCCTTCTCGTATTGGGCCCGCAGTTCTGGCGTACGTCTGGACCAATCTACGACCGTCCCTCGATCGGGCATTCCTTTTTCCGCGCATATCTTGCGCAGGCAATTCTCGTCGCCCCCAGATGCAAGACGGCGGCAAATCTCATCGAATAGCTCTTGGGAGAACCGAACTTGAGGAGCTTGTTTCCTTGATGCCATGCTTATGCCCCGTATCGCACCCATGCCGCGTGTTGAACCGAGCGTTGCAAGTGATATCCGATCGCCCGGGACGCCATCTGCGCGACCTGTTGCCTGCGCTCTTTCTCCATCATGGCGTCGAGGATCTTTCCGTCCCATTCGTTGTCGAGGAAACGGGCGAGCTCGCCGCGGCGCCGGACGCGTTGCTCGTAGCTCATAGCCCGAAGTGCTTCTCGGCTTTCTCGATCAGCGCTTCGAGATCATGCGAGATACCGCGCGCATCTCGGCGAATCACGCCCATTACTTCGGAGAGCAGAGATTCATGCGTAACTGGCGCGGGCACATGCGGCGCGCTGGGATCAATTGCATCAGCAGATGCGCCGGCTGCAGCAGTATCCGCACCAGACTTCGCCTCGGAGCCAACAGAGGCCGGCACAGCGTCGGCAGGCTTCCCCTCAGTGCCACTTGCGCTGGTGGATTCCGTCGATGACGAAGACCCGACAGCCGCATTCGCAGCAGTCGTATCGGTAGCCGACGTGATTGCAGGGGACGAAGCGACGGCCGTCGTATTCGAAGCCGTGCCGATCGTAGACGACTCCCCCGTCGGCCCCACCTCGGGCGCTTGGGGTTCAGTGCTGCTCGGTGCTGCGTCAGTCATTTCTTCCTCCCTTTGCCGAGCACCCGATCGGCTTTCGCATCGATCTTCGCCTC